CGTGGCTCCTATCTATTCCGGGATCCAAGGATTGCGCCCAGTAGTTGATGCCATCGGTGCTCGTGCCATGCCCGCAGGAGGCAAGATCTTCATAATTCCAAAAATAACGACCCATACCTCAATCGGTGGGCCCCAGACACAGAACACCACAATCACCGCTGGACAGTTCATCGTTGATGATGTCCAAGTCACAAAAGGAATCTACGGTGGCTATGTTCAACTGTCAGAAGCCTCGATTGACTGGTCAGACCCCGAAGTGCTTGGAGCATTGTTGGAAGACCTCGGTCGGAAATACGCATTGTTCACCGACGATGTCGCGGCCGATGCGTTACTGACTGGCACAACTCAAACGACAGGCAATGTCGCTCCAACAGATCCAGCCGACTGGGTAGAGAAGATCTACGCTTGCGCCAACACCATTCTTAGCAACGGCAACTATCTGCCAGATCATCTCTTCGTGTCTGGTGATGTGTTCGCACAGTTGGGAACGCTCTCGGATACTTCGGATCGCCCACTGTTCCCACAGGTCGGCCCAATGAATGCGTTCGGCACAATGAACGCCGCCTCACGCGAATCGATCGTCTTCGGACTTCGCCTTGTAGTTGACACCAACTTCGCAGCAAAGACCACGATTGTCGGAGCTGCCGCCACTGGAGCGTTCCGTTGCTACGAGCAACAGAAGGGCGCAATCGTTGCCGACATTGGTTCGGGAGCATCAACGCTCTCACGCGATGTCGCCTTCCGTGGATACTTCGCACCAATCATGATTGACGCGAATCAGTTCGTGAAGATCCCACAAGCCTGATCCCGAACGCAGTCTGAACCATGTCCACATTCACCGTCACACATCAGCAGATCACTGACAATGTGTGCGTGGTTCAGACTCTCGAGTCCACCGACATTCTTGTCGGACAAGAGATCACACTCTCAGGATGCGACGCATCAATCAACGGCGTTCACACCGTCTTCCAGATACCGATCTATTACTTCACAGGAGTTGATGCCTCTGGGGACTATCTGTTTAATGATCAGATCCTCTTCAAGAATCAGATCCTCTTCCAACTTGTGGATGACAACATCCAGCGGTCGGCCGTTGATCCTGTCGGATCACTCCAGTGGACAACACCGACCGAGTGCGTGTGGTCAGATGTCGCCGACCTCACCGAGTTTCTTGGTATCGCTGGAGCAACTGCTAACGACACCGCATTTATGACCACATCAGTAAACGCGGCGAATGCTTGGTGTTTCAAGCGTCGGTCTCAAGCGGGCTACAAGGACGATCTGATCAATGTTCCAGATGCGGCCGTCCTTGCCGGGACTGTTCTCATGGCCGCTTCGCTTTACCGTGAACGCGGAAGCATTGACTCGTTCAACTCCTTTCAAGACATGACGATCTCCGCACCAGTCGCGAGCATGGGGCGCATCAACTCGCTTCTCGGCATCAAGAGGGCTCAGGTCGCATGAGATGGCGGGCCTCTTCACGGACTCAATCGACGCGCTCTCGGCATCCCTCAGCGCGCTCGGTCTTGTACCAGTCACCGATCCGAGAAATGCGCGACCTCTTACAGTCTTCGTTGAACTCCCCACATTCACCAACTGGAGTAGCAAGATCGCCGATGTCACCATCACACTTCGAGTCCTCGGCGCACCTCCTGGCAACCAAGACACCACCGACTACATTCTTGAAATCGTGGATCAAATAATGGATTCAGAGATAGCAGTGATCTCGGGCCAGCCGACAGTCGCCCAGATCGGTTCAGCAGAACTTCCCGCATACGACCTACTAATCAAAATCAGCGCATCGCGCTAACCAAACAAAGGAAACCAACATGGCAATCATTTACCAAGGCGACGCAGAGATTCTCATCGGAGCCAGCAACATCAGTCTGAATTGCAATAATGTCACCATTGAAGTCGGCTACGAAACAGGCGACGCAACCGTGATGGGAGATACAGGCCGCAAAATGGTCTCAACTCTTCAGAGCGTTTCGGTTAGCGCGACCGTGTTCCTTGAGTACGGTGCAAGTTCGGTTGAAGCGTTGATCTACGCCGAAGTAGGCGAAGGCGACACCACCATCGTGGTCACGCCAAGTTCGGCAGCAGTCGGAGTTGGGAATCCCAGTTATACGGTATCCAATTGCATGATCATGTCGTTCAGTCCGATCTCAACGACCGTGGGAGACCTCAGCACCTTTACCTTGTCGGCCACTGCCGGCACATGGGTTCGCGCTACCTCCTGACCTTGAAAGGTTCCCGACATGATTGGTATGACTCTCAAGGTAGAGATGCTCAGTGGAGAGATCCACGAAGCACCAGTGACCTACGGTGTGGCAGCGCGTTGGGAAGACCAACACCCGCTCACATCGGTGTCCAAGTTCTTGGATGACATGAAGTTCAAGCAGTTGGCATGGCTCGCTTGGGATGCGGTGCGCTCGAGCGGAGTCGTGGTTGAAGTGTTCACCAAGTGGCTGGACAAAGTAGGAGACATCACCTTCATCCCAAAAGCGGAGGGAAAGTCGGAAGGGCCACCAATCTGATCGCACAGTTGGCGGTCAGGACTGGGATCAGCCCGCTTGATCTGATGGACACACCGCCACAAATAATAGATGAGATGATTCGTCTCATTGTTGAGCAGAACGAGAAGAAATGATGGCACTGGAGACAAAAGGATTCGCCGAGACAATGCGAGATCTTGGCAAGATTGAGCCTGCGATGAAGCGGGCAGTCATTAAGGACATTCGAGGCATTGTCAAGCCTGCGGTGGACGTCATCAACGCTCGCATCCCATCGGTGGCTCCGCTCTCTGGCATGAATCACAATGGTCGCACAGGATGGGGCAATGTCAAGAAGGTCGCCGTGAAGGTTGATCTGCGTGCTCCTCGCCGTTCGCCCGGCACAGGAACACAAGGAGCGAAGCAGATGTCTCTTGTTCGCATCATCACCAAGGGCGCACCAGTGGCGATTGTGGACATGGCTGGCAAGGCTGGCGGTAGGAAGTCTCGCCGAGAGTCAAAGTATCAGAGACCGAACTTTGCGTCAGCGTTGGATCGGCTCGCCAGCCCGTCGCGATTCATGTGGAAGGACATTGACAACTCCATTGGGCTGATTGAGCAACGACTTGAGAAGACTGTCTCTGACGCAGTGTACGCCGCTAACAAAGAACTGATGAGGGTGCGCTAATGGCAATAACGATTCCAGTATTGACGACATTTTCGGACAAAGGTCTTAAGTCGGCTAAAGCCGCGTTCGCTAACTTTAAGACTGATGTCTCAAATGCGACGGGCGCGATGGGCAAGTTTAAGGCTGGATCCAATGCTGCTCTCAGCGCAGTGAAGGCTAACGCTGCCAACTTTGCAATGGCGGCTGGTGCCGCTCTTGTAGGGTTCGCCGCTAAAAGCGTCGGCGCATTCCAAGACCTTGCTCTGGCATCTGGTGAAATGGCTGATGCAACCGGGCTAAGCGTTGAGGAGGCTTCAAGGTTTATTGAAGTTGCGAGCCTTGCGGGTTATGAGGTGGAACAAGTAAGAAGCGTGATAGAGAAGATGAATAAGTCACTTGGACTTACTCCTAAGTATTTTACAGATGCTCGAGTTGAGATTGCGCGCACTGATCAAGGTGCGACGGATGTCCAAGAAACTTTTTTGAATGTTGTAGATCGGTTGAACGAGATCAAAGATCCAGCCGAACGCGCTGCGCTTGCTTCTAAATTGCTTGGCAAAGGGTGGACTGGCATGGCTGAAATGATTGCCATGGGATCAGACGAACTTCGCAAATCGTTGTCAGAGGTTTCAGATTCCCAAGTTATTGATGCAAAAGAATTGGAGAAAGCAAAAGATTTTCGTCAAGCAATGGACAATCTAAATGACGAAGTTGGAGATCTTAGTCTGATTCTTGGTGAAGAATTAGTGCCTTCTTTGACTGCGGCCGCTGACGGAATCATGATGGTTGCCAATGCTCTGACTTTTGAGGTTGGCGGTGTTTCTTCTGCGTCTGGCGGTCTGTCTAATCTAAGCGGGATCTATGACAAATTGACTGGAAGCACTAAAGCGGCTGAGGTTATTTTGGGCGCGTATGGTCGCCGCCAAACTGATGTCCGTTCCGACATGAACAGATTGAATGAAGCGATTGAAGACCAAGAAGATGGTGTCGCCACACTGACAACGGAATGGCAGACCTTGCTCGGCACTCTGGATACCAGCGAAGCATTTGCCAACCTTGAAGAGTCGCTCGGCGCAGTGTACGAAGCGGGCATCAAGGCGTTCGGAGGAGGCGCAGAGGAAGTCGCCAAGTACGAGCAAGAAGTCAGAGATCACATTCGAGCGATCGCCGACCTCGCCACCGCGCTGGATCTCACATTTGGCGAACAAAACCGACTGAAGATCTTTGTGGACACTGGCGACCTTGCGGCCGCTGACGAATACCTTGCAAGGATCAGCAGAGGCTTCGGAGTGGATCTTGGCTTCGGTGTCGGTCTCCAAGGAGCGAGAGCGATGGGCGGGCCCGTTTCAGGTGGCGGCAGTTCGTATCTTGTCGGCGAGCGCGGGCCTGAGATCTTCACACCATCGGGCAGCGGAATGATCACACCAAACTCGGCGATTGGTGGCAACACCATCACAATCAATGTTCAAGGAGCAGACCCACAGGCAGTCGTCAGAGCCCTCCAAGATTACAATCGCACGGCAGGCCCGATCCCAGTCAACACTCGAGCGAACTGATGACCAAACAAGTTTGGATGATTGAAAAGTTCAGCACTGACAAGACTTCCGATGTCATGTCCTTCACTTACTCCACAGGGAGGCGCACACAGTTTGATTCTTGGAGCCCCGGTGGGCTGGTGCTGACTATCAAGAACGAGTCCAATCAGGCTGACGGCTACAACTTGAACGACAAGATCATCCTTACGGCAGTTGGCACTCCTTTTTACCAGTGGTTCTATGTCCAAGAGGTATTTTTTAACGATCTCGGCGGTACTGGTTCGGGCTCTACTGCCACAATCATTTGCAGCGATCTCATCGGTCGCCTCGGTCGCATTCAAGTGTTTGAAAAGAACATTGTGAGTGCTGCAACGCTGACACAGATTAACACTGCGTTTAACAGTCTGATGCCTACGGGGACAAGTTTTGCATTGTTCAGCGGTGGTGCTTCAACTGCGGCCGCTGACGGTTCATATTCGGGGACTGCTCTCAACCGATTGAACTTGAACATGGTGACAGAACAAGGCTGGTTGAGCGTCACCGATGTTGGCATCTATTTGTTTGGGCGAACAGATATAGATAACTTGGCACCTGGCAACATTACATTTGCGCGCACCGCGTCAGGTTCATATCAGTTGGGCTACTCGGACATCAAACGCATTGCGCTCGGACAGAACTATCTGAACACTTGCACCGTGACTCCACCAGTGGCCGCCGCACAGAACTCCACCGACTCCACAGGCGTGAGCGCATACGGGACTTACGGCGCAGAGTTCGCTACCGTGGACAACTCAGCAACGCAGGCTTCATCGTTCGCCCAGTGGCAAGTCCAATCACGATCCGATCCCGATGAACTGTCCTTTGAGATCAGTCTGTCGGACACCGCCAACGATCTCTCAGGACTATTCAGCGACATTTTCATCAACATCCCAGTGGTCACCGTGTCCTACCAGAAACCTGGTTCGGCAACTCCCACGACTGACACACAGATCATGCAAGGCTGGTCAATGTCCGTGACACCATCGCGCACCGACATGGAGATCTTTACCAGCCCGCTCACATACACCAACTTCTTCATCCTTGACTCCAACACTTTTGGAGTCCTAAACACAAGCCGACTCGGCTGGTAAGGTACAAACATGACAATCAACACAACCTTTGTCGTTGGGGCTACCCTCACTGCGGCCCAACAAAACAACTTCCCTCGAGGCTTAGCGGCAGACATTAAGAAGAGTGAAACAACAGATACTTACACCACGACAGAAAAGTCAATGCTGGCAATTACTTTCAGTCAAGTGTCAGGCCGTAACTACTTAATCACTTTCATTGAGCCAAACTTGCAAGGTTCGGCCGCCACTACAGGAACCTACCGATTCAGGGAAGGCGCAGGAGTCAGTGGCGGCATTTACAACACTTTCAGAGTGCAAGTGCCAAGTGCTAACCAAGTCACTGCGACTTTTCAATTTGTCCTCGCCGCCACTACTTCAAGCACATTGACTATCACTGCTGGCGCAGTCGCGACCGCAGGAACAGTCACCGCAACTCGATCATCCTCACAAATATGCAACATGTTTGTCACCGATCTCGGCACAGGTTATGTGTACACAACATGATTCTCACCAACCCTCCCAAAGCGTTGATCGTGCTTGTCGCGATTATCTGCATCACTGTCCTGATGGCGGTCGGCAAGATTGATCAATCCGCTGGAACAGGAATGCTCGGAACAATCGTCGGATATTCGGTCGGCAACTCAATCAGGCCCAAGGGCGGCGAGCAAGTTCCTGCGATTGTTTCAAGGAAGAAGTAATGACTGACTTCCCAGTGAAGAAGATTGTGAAGCCCGCCAATCTGACACACGCGATGAACGGACTTCTCCGCAAAGATGTGCTCCGCAAGATCGGGCCGACATCTGGTGAACTCCACCGACACGCCGCCACCGCTTGGAACTGTCTCAAGTTGGCGGCGTACTTTGACGGGATCTCGTTGGATCATGTTGGCGCGTATCGCACACTTGGACAACAGACCACACTCTTCAAGCAACGCTATTCACTGACACCGCAGGGCCGTAACATCACTCGCAAGGTGAACGGGCAGACCTTCTACTTGCGCGACGGCTTCGCACCGTCTTCGAGCCCCGGAGCGAGTGTCCACGGGCTTGGGCTTGCGATAGATGTCGCCAACGCTTCGGGCGAGCGTCTTGAGTGGTTGCTCGCTGGGAACGCTGAGAAGTTTGGCTGGTTCTGGAGTGTCGCCAACGGCCCTCAGGCTGAGCCGTGGCATCTTCAATATGTGTACGGAGACAAGGCTCCGAAAGGCGTTGTGGAAGCCCTGAAAGCCTTCCCCGAATTGAATGCTTGACATTGACCGTCAGGCTCGGTTGAATGACTGAGCCAAGAGTCCGCAGCTGCGGGCCGACAACTGGAGGCAATCCATGAACCCATTCAAGTTTCTACTTCTCACCTTCGGCTTGTATCTCAGCCTTGTGATCGTGTTCGGCGGCGGGAGCAACGCCAGCCCCGAGCCGACACCGACACCGACCTTGTTCCCTCGAGTCACAGTGGTGATGCTGACACCCGAGCAACAGGTGGACAGGATCGCCGAACTTGCTCCCAGCCCCACCACTACATTGGCACCAGTGGTCATTGTGGAGGTCTCAGAGGACACCGAATGCCAACAGTGGCTTCAGACCGCGCTTGACGCTGGATGGCCCAACGATCGCAAGGTCTTGGATCGGCTTGGCTACATCTGCTGGAGGGAATCCCGTGGAATACCAGACGCAGACTCAGGGCCAGATCACGGGCTCATGCAGATCAACCAGATTCACACCAAGTGGATCACCGATCTCGGCTGGACTCATGAACAGATGAAAGATCCGCTGATCAACCTCCGCTTCGCATGGCTTCTCTACTCGGGCCGTGAAGCGAACGGGCAGTGTGGATGGACACCGTGGTCACTGAAATGTTGACCGAGAGCCTTAAGATCGGCGACTGGGTAAACAATGCCGAGTGCCGCGGACAACCGCTTGAGTGGTGGTTCCCGCTGGAATACAACAAACAAGCGAGCAACATCAAAGCGGCCAAGGCAATCTGTCGCCGATGTCCAGTCCGTCAAGACTGCCTCGAATATGCAATGAGTTATCCACACACCTACATGAGTCTCCCCGGCATTTGGGGAGGGCTGACCGAGGCTGAACGGCGACAACTGGACTCGGATCGGTACTGGGCTTCAGTGGATGCTCAGAAGGATCCTTGACTATCTCACACCGATCAGTCATGATGAGATCAACTATCCCGACAGGAGACTTACATGGAAGACGACACGGCCCGTCAGATCATTCAAGAGATGGAGGCAACTGCCGAGCGTCACCGCTTAATCGTTGCCCATCTCCGCAGTCAGATCATCCGCTGGAAGAACATCGCTGGAGGTCTCGCCGAGTGCTTGGTGGAA